CGCGAATGGCTGCTGCAACGGTGCCGGAAGGACTTTACCGTGCGCGGGCTGGTGGCCGAACTTGCCGAGCGTGGCCTCAAGGTCGATTACCGCACGATGTGAGAGTTCGTTCACGCTGAGAAGCTCAGTTACAAAGAAAAGACGCTGATCGCCGCAGAGCAGGATCGTCCCGATGTCGCCCGTCAGCGGGCGCAGTGGACCAAGTATCGAGATCGGATTGATCCCACTCGACTGGTGTTCATCGATGAGACCTGGACCAAAACCAAAATGGCGCTGCTGCGGGGCTGGGCGCCGCGCGGTCAACGCATCAAAGCCAAGGTGCAGCACGGCCGCTGGCAGACCATGACCTTTATGGCTGCTCTGCGCCACGATTGCATCACCGCGCCGTGGTTCATCGAGGGGCCGATCAACGGCGAAGCCTTTCTTCTCTACATCGAGAAGGTTCTGGTCCCGACCTTGCGGCACGGCGACATCGTCATCATGGACAATCTCGGCTCGCACAAGGCCAACGCCGTGCGTCGCGTTATCCGTGCCGCCGGCGCCCGGCTCTTGTACCTGCCGAAATACTAGCCCGATCTGAACCCGATCGAACAGTTCTTTGCCAAGTTCAAACACTGGCTGCGAAAAGCCGCACAGCGAACCACCGAGGCCGTCTACGATGCTTAAAAGCTCGCCCCAAAATGGGCAAGCCTATGCCAACACCATCGCCAAATCAGACCGCGTCAAAATCTCTGCGAAGAGGTACTAGGTTGGGGATGGTTGGGCTTTTTAGCTTCTCCGGCACCGCTCCCTATAAATGGCAATTTCTCCTCCCCTGCCATTTTTACGCGTTAGGGCAAGTAAAGGGAGAATCCCCAACCTTCCCCAACCTCCATCAGCGCTGGATGAGCTTCCATTGCGGATAACCGTGCGCGTTTCCATCCTGTAAAAGCTGGAGACCATTAACGATTTTGCCCTGAACCCGCTTCAACCAGCGGCCCAGATTGGAATTGCTCACCACTCCGCCCGTACGTGCGGGCGCAACATTCAGCAGCGCTGTATAGAAGCTCGGAACGTTAACCGCGCGCTCGATGATCTCCTGGACCGTATATTTGATGTTCAGAATCAGGTGATCCTTCCATTGCATGACGACAGCGATAAGAAGGTCGCGATCGGGATCGGTTTTGCGGACTTCAACTAAAGTCTCACAGGGGTCCACCTGATTGAGCCAGACCAACGGTTCGCGGATCCGGTGCGACCATTCCTCAAAGGATCCAAACGGCGGCAGGTTCAGTGGATTGTTCGGCGCTACCATGTGCCAAGCGCGCAGCACGGTCAGCGCCGCCGAGACCAGTTCGCCGCGCCTGGCCTTGGCAAGCTCGACAGCGTTAACGCTAAACACCCGCAGCTCGGGACGCTCGCAGCCGGCATCAAGCGAACACAATAGCGTCCGCCTGATCATATCGCCGCCAATCGTGAGATTATTGCCGGTCGCAAAGATCGTGGCATTAACTGGCGTCTCGATGTTGCGGCTCAGCCCCAAGACCCGGATATTGAGCTGCGGCTGGGTTAGCACCTGGCACAGAAAAACGCCCTCGAGCGTGCGATCGCAGTTATCGAGTGAGATCGCTGTATCACCAGCAAGTAATGCGGCGCCAAGGCGTTTTTCAAGCTCCTCCTCAGAGCGTCCCTGCGAAATCACCGGTATCGGCCGGCCGGTCGCTAACACTCCCGCTACATCGACCAGTAAGCTCTTTCCCGTGCCCGCTGCCGGTGACGTAAAGGCATGCAACGGCGCCGTGGCCATCGAGCGCCGGTCGAGAATGGTCAGGAGCGCCGACAGCGCGACCGAGCGGTCCGCTGCCGCAACAAATGGAAACGTGGTGATCAGCGTCTCGAGCTGATCAAGAGCCGCAACAGCGTCCGCCTTGGTCGGGGATTGGGAGATCGGCGGAAAGTTCTGATAGTCAGGTTTGAACAGTAGTCCGCTCTCGGTGTCATAGCCGGGCTGCTCACAGATCGAACCGTCGGTGCGCAGGAACGGTGTATGAATAATCCCGCTCAGTACTGGCAGTTTCCAGCGCCCCTGCCGCGCTAAGTAGATCTCGGCGACCTTGTCTGGTGCATCGGTTGTGACCCACTTCTTCGACCGAGTGTTATATTTTATGAACTGTGCGGCACAGCTGAGCGTATCGATCAAATAGGGTCGCGAGACCGCAACAAGACGCCATCCTTTGATTTCGCGTTTCTTGCTGGCCTTGAATGTCGTCAGCACCGGTCGCATCACCAGACCGCCGCGCTGATAGATCTCGCGGCCGAGCAGCAGCAGCGCATTCTCTGCGTCGTTGACGATGCGTGGAATCTCGCCCGGAATAATTTGGATCTGCGGCCAGGGCGTATTGGCCGGCACCGCTGTTCCCGTTGCGCCGGCACGTCGCTGGCTTTGCCATTTACCAAACGAGCGTGTGACTTCGCCTAGCAGGCGATTGGAATATTTAAAGCCAATACCGTTCGGATATTTGGCCAGCTCATCGACAATTTGCTCAATCGTCCAGCCGGTGCTCGCCAGATGCCAAACAACTTCCTGGAATTTCTCGCTACGTTCGCCCTCCGGCGCGCCGTTCTCGATAATGTCCCTGTAGTAATCCGTTTGCGCTCCGGCGGTGTTGAAATCGAACGCGGCCTTGCCGTTCGATTTCGGCTGGCCGTCGTACCGCGCCAGCAGCGTGTCCAGATAATCCCCGATCGGACCCATCATTTCGCACGCGCCCTCTTGCAGTCCGGAGATCGTGATGTAGCGCGCGCAATTGCGATATAGCTCGATGCCGGCACCGTTATTGCGGTTAAATGTGAACTTGCGGTGCAGCTTGCCGCCTTGCGATAGGCCGATAAATCGCAAGCCACGGCCTGAAACCGTGATCTCGCGATAAAGCCCGAAACCGTCCGCTTCGGCACAAAGCTGTTGAGCCCAGCCGACAACCGCGCCGTTTTGGGCATTGCGCACATGATCAAGATCGGCGGCGGCAATTTCCGAATCTTTGAGCATATAGCCGATGCCGTCCGCTAGGCCTGCCGTTACCGCGGCGACTCCTGCCTCGTGGGTTCCCCAAGTGCTCGGATCATTGGACCTAGCCGTAAGCCTTGGATTGCTGCATTGGTGTGGCGGCTTGGTCCATGATTCCTCACCGTTTTTCTTCTTTCGTAGTGCCCAAGGCCAAACCACCCAACGGTTTTGTCTCGTCAGGTGCTGCAGCGCCTTTGGCAAATTGCTGAGATCAGCGGCGAACGTGCGCGGTTTTTGGGTCATAGCGTCCGCCTAGTTTCACAAAGATGGCAAGCAGGTGCTTGGCCTGCTTCTCGGTCGGCTCACGCCATATGGTCTTGCCGGCCATGTCGCTGACGAATTCTCGTTCCCAATCACTGCGCAGTTGACTGACGTGCTTCTGGCAGAACAACGCCATGGCGTTCCATTGCGGGCGTCCATCGGCGTCGAAAAATTCCGGGGGCAAGGCGGACTTGCGCGCCTCCTCGGCGCGGCCCCTTTCGATGCCCTTGGCATAGATGATTTCCGCGTCGGCATCGGAATACTTCTTCGCCTCGATCTCGCCGCTGTGGTTCTCGATCAGCACGGCGATATCGTTGAAGGACAGTTTTGCCGACTCCAGCACGCGCTGCATCATCGCTAGGGCGTTATGTCGCTCGTTTTCGAAGGAAGATCCGAACATGCGGATCAACCGGCTTAGCTTTTTCGCGATCGACTCATCTAGTGCGCTCATGCGGCCTCCACCCGGAAACTTGGTGGATTCATTGCCGACGCAGATCCAGCCGGGCGATTGGCTGACGCGCGTACAACTCCAAAAAGGGTCCGTCGCAAAGGGCCTCGATCCGCCGATAAACTTCATCGGGCTTGCGGCTAGGCTCGCGGCGCGGTGCTACAATCAATTCGCGCACGGCCATCGATCGCCGCTGCGGCTTGTCGTGCCGCCGTAACCAGCAATCCTCGGTGTTGTCGCTTCCATCAGCGGCTTGGTCAGATAGACCGAGCGCGGCGGAATCCATAGAAACAAGAAGCAATCCTCAGAGGCGAAGTCGGAGATTGGAAGCGCGGCGAGATACTCAAACGAATCGCACCGATAATAATTCTGCGGACTCCGGCCTTCGCCTTTCGGCGAGTACGTCTCGAATGCGATGCCAGGATCCGCCATGATGGCGCCGAACTTCATGCCAACTGGAATCGCTGCCATCATGTTTATGATGCGCTTCGTCGCAGAAAAGTCGGGATACTGAGATCGTCAGGGATGGCGGCTTGCCGGCACGGATGCAGGAAGATCTACCGCAGCGCGCCAGCACCGATTCTTGTGGCTGCACATTTTGCAGCGCCAATCGGCTGGATCTTCCGTCACCCGCGGCAGCAATTCGCCGGCGCGCGTCGCCTCGATAACGGCAACAGCGCGATCGGAAGTCGCCTGTGCCAGCTGCGCGTCGAACGGCACAGCGAAATGGAGACGTTCGCAGGTGTCGGCATTGACGCAAGTGAACAGTGCTGGGTTAGTGCAGTTGAGATACGCCTGGTAAATAGCGATTTGCGCGGCGTAGACGGCATAGATCTTCGCGAGCCCGTCACGCTCAATATCCCGCCAGCCTTTTGCCTTGACGGCCTTATGCTCCCAAAGGGCCGGCCAGACTAATCCCGGCACTTCCGGGCCGGCGATGATCTTTCCGTCGGCATGCCCGCGGAACAGTCCATCAGCGGCCCCGAACGAAAGTTCTTTTTCGTCAGTCGAGAATTCGAGTCCGGCGGCGATCAAATGCTGACGAGAGACGCCTTCGAAGAAATGCCCACGCTCGAAAATGTCCTTGACGCGCGCCGGCAACACCGGATCGCACATCCAATCATACTGAATTTTGCGCAAGCAATCCGAGCCGATGGCGCTGGCCCCCAGGTACAGGCGATAATTCACGCTCGGCGGCTGGGCGCGCTCGATCAGCACACCGAGCGTCTGATTAAGTGGCCTGTCGGCGAAGCCGCCACGATTGAGATTGATGGTCATGATACGAGCATCCCATTGTGCTGCTGCACGCGCAGCGGATTGTGGTATCCAGGCGGCAGATAAGGCTGCAAGTCTTTCTTGATGTAGTGTCGAGCGCCAACGCGATTGAGCAACTCAATCATGCGCAGCGTGTAATCGCACCAGTTGGTGGTGCGGGTGATTTCTTTCAGATAATTGGCGCGTCCAATTTTGTAGAGATCAACGAAGGGATGTGTGGCCTCGACGACGGCAAGCGATGCCTCAACGTCGAGCGTCGGTTCTAGCGACACCCAAGTGAAGATTCCACGGTGGTGAAAAGTGTACAGCGTCTTAATACGGTCATCCGGCAGCGCCGCGTTGTGTTCCCACTTCTGTGAGAACCGATCGTCAAGACTGGTCAAGGTGCAGGCAAGGGCGTCGCGCTCTGGTCGGTATAGATCGATATCGACCAGCGCCCGCGACCCGCCCTTGGTCAGCACGCAGAAGCCGAAGCCGTACTCGATCAGGATTTCCAGCGTCGGACGAGTCAGCGAGGAGTCGAATGGATTGTAAACATCGGTAGTGAATGACAGCATCACCTGGCCGGTGATGCCGCGCTCCTGCAACAAGTTGGCATCATGCTGGAGACGCTTCAGAAAATCCTGGCGTGGTACCGCACCGGCATCAAATTCCTTACGATCTTGTTTGGTGACCAGCGGCACGTAACAATAGAGACACACATGCCCGCAACCACGATAGGGATTGCACGCCAGCTCCGCATACTCACCGGCTTGGCCGGCGGGAACATAAATCGTACTGCCATTCGGTGTTAGGCTGCTCATGGGTTTTCCTCGCGTAGGGTTACGCACCGCATGCCGTGCTGGCGCAGCACCGTCTTTAAGATCCAGCGCAGCGACCGAATTGAATTGACACCGCGCCGGGGCGACTCCAACACGATCATGTATCTTGACGGTCGAAAGGGATGTCGGCGACTTGATCTCCCGCTTTGTCCCAATCCGCCGCCGGCTGCAGCATCTTGCCCTGAGCAAGGGCCGCATTAGCTTTATTAATCAGCTCGTAGGCCAGCAGCAGGAAATTGATCATCGTCTCTTTCGACCAGGACTTGAGTGGCAGCGTCCAATCGACACCGGCTGCATCGGCGAGCGTCGGTAGGATGGAAACAATGACAGCAATGTCACAGGGGGAAGGCGACAGCCCGGTCGAACGGACTGCCTCCTCCTGATCCATGTTTTCTGCGATCGCTTGCTGACAACGACACTGGATCCAGCCGAAGATCGCGCCGGTGACGATCATCCCCCACTGCGCTTCGCTCAAACTCCCCACCTGTGTCGTTCCGGGAATGCCTTGCTTTCCTCTAAAGCTCAAGGCCACCTTGCGGGCGCCTTCGACAGCGGCCGCGGTCGCCTTGTCCAGCCACTCATTTTCATGCTTCGTGATGCTCATTGCACTCAACCTGCCCATTGGGGCCGTGCGATCGTGTTTGTCGGCGGCGTTGATGGTGCCGCTGCCGGCGCGGCGGTGTTTGCCGACTTGGCAGAGATCTGCTCAGGCTTCGTCCAGCCGTGGCGGTCGGGCGTGAGCACTTCCAAAATGGTGTTCTTCGCCGCATAGCCGTCCTTCGGCGGACGCACGCCAAGCCGAGCGACAAAACGGATCTGATCGAGATCGCCCCAACCTGAAAGCTTGCGGGCCAGCTGCGCGGCCTCGCTCTTTTCGATGGGGTGAATTCCCTTCGCGCTCTCGATGATCGCCCGCAACGTGTTGCGCGAGATCTCGCCAGCCTCGGCGTGCCCTTGTGTCGTGCCGCGCAACGTGAACAGCTGCCACAGCTTGCGCTTGGAATGCAGTCCGTCCACGACGACGAATTCGCAGTCGAGACCTTCGGAATTGCCATCCGCTGAGCGCTTTAGCCAACCATCATCGCCGGCGCCGCCTGGGCGGATGGTGAGCTGTAAAGTGCAGATCGTGTTGGCTGGGATAACGTCGAACGAACGTTGTTTGTCGGCGTCGTTAAAGTCGAGGTTAGTCGTCGTCACAGTCGTTGTTGTATCAGTCATGGTTTAGCTCTCCTTTCGAGGTTCGGTCATGCTGATTGGTGAGTTTGTTGACTAACTTTCCGAGATCCGGCGGCTCGATTTGCTCAAGACGTCCGGAACGATCTTTTGCGGGAAAACCCCAAATATTGGGATTGCTGCAGACAAAGCCGCGCATCGGCGGTTTGCCGTCGCCAAAATCGAGAAACTGATAAGTGATGATCTGATCGACGATGGCCGGCAATTCCCGCGAGGTTTTGTTGCCTTCGCTCTGCAGTTGCCATTCGACGTGTTTGAGTTCGTCAACGAGACGTTCCAGCACGCCAACAAAAACAATATTCTTCGCGCGGGCGTGCTGCAGCTGGTTCAGCCACAGCACCATTTCGCGACCATGCAAGCCATAAGTGCCGCGAAGATCCTTGCGGCCGGTGCGTTCGCTGACGCTTTCAGGTTGCTGCTCGGCCCAGCGAAATGAAAGCCGCGTGATCGCCGTCAGGCTATCGACGAAGATCGTATCGTAGCGCTCGAGATCCTCGAGCGCGCCGCCGATCGCCTCGTAATGCGCTGGCGAATAGCAGGCCGTCGGTGGAAAGCTGTTATTGGGTCCACCGATCCGGCACGCGAGATCGCGAGCGGTCGGCCAATCGTCTAGCCGAATGGTCGGCACCGGTAAATCAATGATAGCTAAATCGCCGGCTTCAACGTCGATGAACAAGGTGCGTTCCGGATCGAGCTTGCGCAGCTGTGATGTTTTGCCGACGCCGGTCGGGCCCAGCAGCAAGATCTTGGCGCCACGCTTCTCCTGCAATCTTTCGTCTGCGCTGATGATTTTCATTGGCGCACTTTCGTGAGCAACAGCTGCGCGGCTTCGGTGTTTTGATTGGCGAGAGCCTTGGCCCCGCCGGCGGCAAACGCGGCGACGGCTTTCAGGAGATCCGCCAAGCGCTGTGCCGCGCCGGCATCGAGCTGTATTTGCTCCTCGCGTTTCTTCACGCGGTTGAGGACGCTGATATCTATGCGGCTTTCGATGGCGCTGCGCACGATCTGAGCAAGGAGGTCTGGCGACAATGCTTCGGCCTGACAGGTCGCGCCTGATAAGGCGCGCCTGTCGGTGTCCTTGGGCGGCGCTGTCGGGAGGTCGTATTGCCGGATTTGCTCCGGTGTCACGATCAGGCGGGTAAAGGTTGCCTGACCACCCAGGTCGCGGGTGAATGCCTCGACATCCTCGAGGAAGGAGAGGAACATCGAGACGCCGCTCGGATCGTGGTCGCCGGTATGCAGCACCTCGGTCGGACGCTCGTGCTTGGCCAAGGCGGCGGCGAACTTATGCTTGTCCGTTAGCGAGTCGAAGCCGCCGCCGCTCATCACTGTTACGCC